ATCCTCAAACGTCCAGTTGAGCAACAGTCGTTTACTGAAACGTACAAAGTGGACTACACCTCGGTCGGAATGCCAACGTCGTCATTCTTTTACGACTATTCGCTGGACACGACCGGCAACACAATTTCGTTCATCCAGCCCCCGTACACCTTGTACCTGACGAACTCACCCGTCGTTTCTGTCGCATCACTCACGGCCACCGGCCCAGAACCCGGATCCGATGCCAAAACCCTGACTGAAGGAACGGACTTTGTTGTTCAGAGATACGGCGTGGACATTTACCGCACATTCCTGAACGACACCCTCAACATCACCTACACGGCCGGCTTAGACGGAGCAAACCTTCCGTTCTTCAAACTGTTGATTCTCAGAGCCGCAACCAGAGAAATGCAAAACATGCACGACGACGTGGTCGGCATCAAAGACTTGGAGACACGGAACGTTGCGCCATTGACGACAGGGTTCACGCCCGAGGAGATCCAGTCGCTTCGACGGTATCGGCGAGTGCGGGTGTCGTAATGATGCGGATGGAAATTGATTGCGATGCGGCAAGAGTCATCGCACGTCTTGAGGCTATGTCGGTGCGCTCCAAGACGTTCCGACCGGTTTTCCGTTGGGCAAGGAGTGAACTGGAAAAAGCCAACGCCGAGAACTTCACGACTGGCGGTCTTCCTGTAGGTGGATGGGATCCGAGGAAGCGTGACTATGCCTGGCCGTTGATGAGGCGCTCAGGGAAATTGTTCAACAGCCTGACGAACCTCAGAGGCAATCCGAACGTTGTCACCGACACGGTGGCCACGTTCGGAACTGACGTTGAGTACGCCAAGTTCCACCAGTACGGAACATCCAAAATGGCGGCTAGAAAAATCGTTTTTGATCCAACAGGATTTTCTCAAGAAGCTGCTCGAAAAGCGGCGAGGTGGGTTGTGGACGGTGATCTGCCATGACGATGCAGGGCGCCTATAACGCAAAAAATTTTGTAAACGACTACCTGAAAGAGGATCTCCCCACTCGACTTCTGAAGTATCGCAACGAGTGGAATCTTGACGACGAGAATCTTCCTGACCCAGTCCGGTATCTGGTGTACGAACCGATCGCACTTGATCGCTGGCCCACGTTGATCACCGTTGCCATTTCAATGAACTCCATCGTTCGTGAGGATTACACCACTCGGATGGACCCTTTGTACTTCGTGGAGTACTCAATGCGAACGTACATCTGGGTCAAGGATGATGACTCCGAGCAATGTACGGCCAAGCGTGACAGGTTGACGACGGTGATCCGGTCGGCACTGCTTGATGATCCGTGCTTGAACCTTTATGCCCAGCCAAACAATCTTGAGGCATTTATTGATGAATCAACGATCCGAGAAGAGTATTCAGATCTTACGCAAATAAAAGGCGAACGTATGTTGGCAGGCGGATATTTGGCGTACAACCTACGGTTGCAGGAAGTTGTCACTTCGGTTGATGTAGCGGATTCGTTGGATGAAATTGACACGGAAGTCAGTCCACTAGAACCGCTACTGAAAGATTTATGATTAATGCTGTTCAGGCGAGACACCGAAGAGCCTAGTTCCAAAACAGAACAGGTTTCTTAGGTATACTCGTATCAGTAACACGAGATCTCACGCTGATTGCGGAGGAATCCAAATGCCCGGTATCGTCGTAAACACTTCGGTTCGCTCAGGACCGTCCACCGTCAACCAGAACCCGACAGCAACGCTGTTCTTGGTTGGCCGCACGGAGCGTGGACCTGAAGGAACCGCCAAGCTGGTCGGCAGCCTTGCCGACTACGAGACCATCTATGGCGACTACATCGCCAGCGGTGCTGTTCACCAGCAGGTCCAGACCTTCTTTGAAGAGGGCGGAGCGCAGGTGTACGTCTCTCGCGTCGTCGGCCCGAGCGCCACGTTCGGCGATCTTGACGTGACCGGCGGAACCGCTGGCACCGCGGTGACCCTCACCGCTGTCGGTGAAGGCGCGTGGTCTTCGAACCTCGACGCCGAGGTTGTGACTCTCGGCTCCGGATTCAACGTCCGCTTCTACCTGAACGACGCTCTGGTCTACTCGACCGGCGAAGTTGCGAACACCGCTGCGGCCGTTCAGAAGATCAACTCTTCCTCAGTTGCCGCGAACTATGCCACGGCGACGGCTGGCGCCGACACACTTGCCGTGTTCGTGAAGGCAGCGTTCAGCGCTGGTGACGCCGACGAAAGCAACATCACCGACGGTGATTACACCGGTGCTCTTCGCACCAACTTCACCGACGACCTTGGCCCGGGCGCTGTCGCAATTCCGCACGACGGAAGCTTCGCCGATGTCGGCCCGATTCACGAGGCCCTCATCGAGCACGCGGCGGACAACAACCGGTTTGCTCTGCTCGCCGGCAATGCGGCTGACACCACCACGCAGATCAAGGCTCACGGCTCAGCTGTCACTTCCGCTGACAACGCCGAGTACGGCGCCATGTTCTACCCGTGGGTCAAGATGGTCAACGAGTCCGGCACCACGATCAACATGTCGCCGGAGGGCTACGTCGCTGCGAAGCGCGCTCAGGCCCACAACACCATCGGATCGTGGGCGGCCTACGCCGGATCGGTCTCCGAGTCGAGGTTCATCACCGGCCTGTACACGCCGATCAACTCGGAAACCGGCAACGACCTCGACGACAACAAGATCAACGCCCTTCGCGTGATCAACGGTCGGGTTCGCGTCTACGGTGCCCGCACCCTGTCGTCCGACGAGGACAACTTCCGGTTCACCACCTCTCGCGAGATGTTGAACTTCGTCGTTGACCGCGCGAAGACCGTCCTTGAGGACCTTATCTTCTCGCCGATCGACGGTCGTTCTTCGCTCTTCTCGAAGGTCGAGGCCCGTCTGGTCAACATGCTCGAGCCGATCCGCATCGCGGGCGGTCTCTACGAAGCGTTTGACGCCACCGGCCGCCGTATCGACTACGGCTACTCGGTGCAGGTCAACGACGCCATCAACCCGCTGACCCAGTTGGCCGGCGGACTCGTGAAGGCGAAGGTCGGCATCCGCGTGTCGTCCACCAGCGACCAGATTCAGGTCGATGTCACCAAGTCCAACCTCACCGCATCGGTAGTCTGAGGGAGCTAAAAAATGAAACTTGCACAGAGGCAGATTGTTGCTTCCATCACTCCGTCGGCTGACGGAAACGTGGAGACCCCTCCGCAGGTGGGCAACGATGGAAACTTCTCGTACTTCGCTCAGGTCTCCGGTGGTGAGATCACGGCGTCGGTTGAGAAGATCTACATCGGTGGTAAGCTGTTCCCCGAGGTGCTTTGTGCGCCTGCGGAGATTGGTGACATCACCCTCACCCGTCACTACGACAAAGGGGTTGACGGCGACTTCTTGAAGTCCGCTCGCCAACTCGTCGGTCGTGCGTATTACGACGTCACGATTGAAGAGTTCAACTGCGACATCAAGAACCCCCAGGGTACCCGCAAGTACCCGATGTGCCTGATGGTCGGTCTCACCGAGCCTGAGGGCGACGCCGCTTCAGGGGCGCCGGCGACGTATTCGCTGACTTTCAGCGTTCAGACTGTCGCCTGATAAAACAACCTACCTAAAAGACTGAGGGAGTGCCACTGGCACTCCCTTTGTCATGCTAGGGTTCGGTTTATGTCCGAAGAGATTTCCACCCCTGAAGATTCTGAGGCTAAGGCCTCGGCTCGATCAACGACTAAGACTGTGAAGGAACCTACGGTTCTGGAGCAGTTGCAGGAGTCGCTTTCTAAAAAGGTTGAGCGTTCTTCCGTTTTCATTGAGGTTCCGGAGCGGCCCGGCATCACCATTGAGGTGTCACCGAACATCACTCAGCATCAGATGCGTTCTTGGCGTAAGCAGGCTGGCGAGGACACGAAGGCCGGTATGGATGCCACCAAGTTTGCAGCCGCTGTGGTCGGTCACACCACGGTCGCTATTTGGGTGAATGATCAGCCTGCGATGGACGATTCTGGGCTGGCGTTCACGTTTGGTTCGGACGAAATTCTTCGTTTGACGAACACGACTCGACCGATTCCTGACTGTGTGCAGGCGTTTTTCGGAATTGATCCTCATGTTGAGTCTGCGGCGCTGGCGATTTTGGATGCCGCCGGTTATGGGGACACGGTTGAGACAACGACGGACCCTACTCTGAAGTCCTAGGCGAAATTACGTCTGATCCCCGAGTTCAGACAGCCGCACGCCTAGGCGAATTATGGGGCACCGACCCGATAGCCATTCTCAATTGCACGGAAACTGAATGGTTCATCCGTATAGCCTGTGCTAAAGTTATTGAGAAAGATCGCGAGGATCAAAAGCGCGAGGCGGAGAAGAAACGCGGCTAAAACCGCTGTTAGCGAGCTCGGGGTCTGTGCATGGCAGACAATGAAAATGTCACAATACGCATCCGCGTTAATGCTGACACTAAAGAAATTGACAAGGTTCAGGCTCGCCTTGCTGCTCTTTGCGCCCAAGCCAAAGCCTGCGAAGACACGTTTAGAGATCTCGGCAAGGAACTAGACGATAACGGTAGACGAACTCGTGAAAGTTCAAAGGACAACGACGAGTTCGGCAAGCGACTTCGCAAAAACGATGATGCGCTAAGACGCATGGGTCGCACCGCCTCAAGATCGGCGGAGATTTTCAAAAAGATCTTTTCGCTGGCAATCAAAGGCGCTGCTCTTGAAACGTTAGGTCTCATTGCGGCGTTGTCGTCCGTCAACTTGTTGTTGCGCACAGGGCAGGCACTATCTCGAGCGTGGTCGGCAACCATCAACGGTTTGGGTATCGCAGCCGCTAATGCCGCGGCAGGTATTTTCACTGCCGTAGCACTGTTCACGCAGGCGCAACGCCAGTTCGCTGCGGCTCAACAGTCGGCGAGTTACAGCGGGAACTTTGCGTCATCAAGCCGAGCGCTTCGCATGATGCAAACCGACACCACTCTCGCCACGTTCGGCCTTCAGAGTTTGACTGGGGCGTTTGCTGCCGCTTCTCGTAACGCCAAGGTGACTGGCACGACCGTTCAGTCGTTGAAAGGTCTTGCCGACTTCGCTGTCGCATCTGGTGACATGGAGAAGGGACTGTCGGCTGCGGCAAGTCTGGTGTCGTTGTTGCAGTCCGGCAAGAAGGCGGGCGGCGAGGAAGTTCTCGCAGCGGCCGAGGAACTTGGCCCGCAGTTCTCTAAGGCGTTTAAGGATGTCCTGAAAGAGGGCGGAAAAACCAACGAGGAACTGTTGAAGATGTTCGCCAGCGGCGAGCTAGCTGAGGCGGCTGGGGTTTCTGGTACGGCTGGCAATGTTCGTGGAACACTCATCGGCCAGTTGAAGGCATACGCAACTGAGTTCCAAACGATTTTTGCGGACATCGGCCAGACATTTATTGGTCCGGTTCAAGAAGCGTTCCACGAGATCCGCAACATCATGCGACGGTTCGTCATTGAAATCAGCGGAAGCCTGTCCAACTTTGCCAGAGGCAACTTCATTGACTCGTTGATTCTGGCGTTTGAAAAACTCACAGGTTTCTTGGCGACCCTGATCAACGAGTATCTGCCACGCACCGACGAGTTCATCGACAACTTCATTGACGGCTGGGGCCGTATGACGAACTGGTTCGGAAAGTATTTCCAAATCTTCTCGCAGGGTCTCAACAAGTTTTCGGAAGCCTCAACAAAAGTCAACGAGTTCCTCGGAACCATTCTTCGTGCCATCGGATCTGGGGTTGGTGACAACTTCCGGAGCCTTGCTGAACTGATTGAAGAGAACAACGACGCGTTCCAAGAGTTCGGTCAACGTCTCGGCCAAGTCATTGCTGACATTTTCAATTTGTTCGGCGAGATTCGTCGAGTGTTCTTTGATGCTTTGCCGGCGATCAACGGAATTTTAAGTGGTATCAGCCTGCTTGTTGACGGTTTCACACAGTTGCTTGCTGTTCTTCGTGAAATTCCGGGCAGTGTGTCCTCCATCATCGGTTTGATGCTGGCAGGCGGAATGCTTCCCGGTGTTGGTGGCAAAAAGGCTCGTGGAGCGATGGCCGCTGCGGGCCGTGTAGGTGCGGTAGCGAGTCTTGGGACAATGGCCGCTGGCGCAGGTGTTGCCGGACTTGGGGGTTACATCGGGGGAACAGGCGGACGCGTCGTGGAAGGTGCCGGTTTTGGTTTGATGGCATCACCGTTCCTAAAAGGTTTTGCTGGGAAGCGGGCGGCTGCGGCCGGTCTTGCTGCTCCGGGAATGATGCGTCTTGGTGCGGCAGGCATGGTTGCTGGTGCCGGTGTCGTGGGAACCAACATACTCACCCAGCGCATGGCGGAGCAGGGCTACTCAACAATGGGAGTAACTGCGGGCGGTGCGCTTGCTGGCGCCGCAACAGGTGCCATCGTTGGTTCAATTCTTCCCGGTGTCGGTACGGCAATCGGCGCTGCGGCCGGTCTTGTCATCGGTGG